AGAGACAAGCGGGTGCGGGATCAGAACCCGCGACCCAGCCGTAAGGCGTCCTGACAGCCGTGAGGCCACTCGACCTGGGTGGCCTCACGGCGGTGGATGACCGTCGAGGACCCCGTCAAGCTCCGGCGACGTGGCTGATGCGAGCTGATCAGAGCGCTGTGCGTTCCTTCCAACGCTTCACGCTCTCGGATCGCGAGGACGAGATCCAGACGTACAGAGCGCCGATGATTCGCGCAGCAGCCTCGCCGTATGCCTTCGGAGCACCTGCCGTTGCCAGCGCACTGGAACCATTCAGCAGCGCGTTCATCAGGTTCGTTGGCGGGTCAAATTCTCGCAGTGCAGCGATCGACGCGTTCGCCCGCATCGACACCGACGGCGCCGTAAACCCAGCGGGGTGGGCGGCGATCAGCCCATCCGCGAATGCCAGCACGTCCGTGATAGCCGTACCGACTGCATCTGAACGACGTTCGCGCCATCGATCTCTGGCGGTCACACGGTCGATCAAGAAGGTTCCACCGGCGCCGAGGACGGTCCCTCCGAGGCCAGCGACGACGGTCGCCCAGTCAGACATGGTTTGACGGTACAGGGCGGTGCGTCACGACCGATGGGAAGTTACTTCGGCAGCACCGCTACAAACGCGACACTCCGGCCACGAATGAGCAGCGGGGCTGTTCACCTCTGCGCTATGATTTCCGTAACACCGCATGCCCGCCCGAGATGGCGGGCATTCGTGTTTCATCAAAGCCCGTGCGCGTTGAGTGCCCCGATCACGACAAAGATGCCTCCGACGAGGCCACTCGCGATTGAGAAGACCGACACGTTCGCCCTCAGGCGGTTGTTAGAGCTGACTCCCCAGGCATCCAGGATGACCAAGACGCTCTGAGCGACCACGGAGAGCACGACCAGGACAGCCCCAATGACGTCGGCCATGGCGCGGTACTGGCGACCTGCATCCTGGGCGTAGACGAAGTGCGCGATGACTAACGCGAGGGCGACAAACACGGCGACGACCCCAACGGGCGCCCACAGAGCTTTGGGCGGTTCACGTTCGTCACTCTTGTCCAAGGCCGAAGACAGGCTGTCGACCTTCAATTGAAGAGCGGCGATAGCGTCCGCCGCCTCTTTCTGATCCACGGCGAGCGCGGCTACGTCGTCCGACAGGCGCTTCTTGCTGATGAACTTCCCCACGTCCCACACTCTCGGCAGCACGGCGCTCGCCGTAAGGAGACGAGTTGGGATGGGGCTGTCGGAGCCACTTCGGGTTGGCTCCGGCGACATGGTGGTGGTGACCTACCCGCAGCACACCGCGCCTGCGACAACAACCGCGGTTCGACTTCCGCATGGTTCGGGAGGACGCTCACGCGTCAAAGGTCCCTGAACGCCGACAAGACTGGTTGGGCCGGTCTTCCACGTGCAGCTACGGGGATAGGCGATCAGGTCATCGCTCGCAGTCGCCTTTGCCGGTTCGGCGCTGCGTTCCAGTAGACCGGCTGAGCGGTTTCATGCAGTGGCCCGCCAGGTGAACCCGAGCAAAGCTACCGCCCCGCCAGCGAGCGGGCATGCGCCCTGACGAGGACCTAAAACACCCCTCGGCCGCCTCTGCCCGCTCTGCTGTGCCCCCACACTTCCTCTTGCCAGCCGACACGCATCAGCACCGCACCTAGCCGCCGATCCCGCACCTCGCTCTGGGACCGGCCGCACAGCGAACCTAACGATCGCGGCGCGAGCACGAGGACCCTTCAAGGCCGTGACCCTGAGTAACCCGCTGCTGGCACCGCGGAACCCAGACGAGACCGGCCGACCACCACCGAGGAGGCGACGATGCGAGCATCCCGCATGCTGCAACGCCAGCAGGCCCGAGCGGAGACCCGCCGGACCGAGCGCAAGCTCTCCCCCATCGTCACGACCGCCGTCAACCGATTCGGTGCCGGCGGCGAGTTCCACGACACCAGCGGCTTCCACGAACGCGACACCAGCTGGCACCCCACGATCGGGTTCACCTTCGACCCGTACCTCGATCGGGGAGGGAAACGTGCCTGAGCCCATCAAGGAGACCGTGTACACCGTCGCTCGTGGCGGGAAAGCGATCAGCTCGTACGTCGTCGACCAGGCCGAAGCGGTCAACGAACTCCACCGCATCGAGTCGAACATGCGTGCAGCGATGCTCGAACCCGACGTGACCCTCGCCACGGTGACCAAGACCACCACGTACGGCGACCCGGAACCGGTGACAGCATGACGATCGACGTCGCTCCGCTCGTCCTCGCGCTCGTCGCCATCTTCACCGGAGGCATGAGCATCGGGATGTCCCTCGCTCAGCTGCTGAACAGGCGCAACCGATGACCGCGGGTGACCTCAGCCTCGGCGAGTACCGCAGCGCCAAGCTGAAACTGCTCGCCGGCATCGAACAGCAGCTCACCCTCATCGCCCAGAACACTTCACACGCCGACTTCACCTTCACCACCGAACAGGTTGAAGCGGCATGGGAAGCACGCGGCCTCCGCATGTACAGCGACGAAGTCGTGGAAACCATCCGCAACCTCGGCATCACCGTCGACTAACCACCAGCGTTGATCAGGAGCGCTCATGGCAGACCACACCATTACCGCTGACCAGCAAGGCGCGTACGAGTTCCCGGTCACCGCCGGCACCACCGTCACCGTGCACGTCGTCATGGAAGACCGCGGGAACAGCAACCTGCAGGTCATCGCCCATGACGGAGACGACCCCGTGTACGCCCGCAAGGGAACATCCGTCACCCCCGGTGACGGGCATGCATCCCTCGTGATGCAGGGCTCCTGGATGAGCGTCTGGTGCGCAGGCGACACCGACGTGGACCTGTCCGTCACATCCCGGTCCGACGCGATCGTGTCGGTGGCTCGAGCATGAGACGCGGCGACTTCGGATCCGGCCTCACCGAAGCGAAGCAAGCAGCATCCCTCGCGCAGAACGCCCGACAGATGGTCATCAACCGCGACCCACGCTTCATCGACCTCGCAGCCCTCGTCGCACAACAGACCGGGCAGATCGCCACCATCACCGGCAACCTCACCGACCTGACCACCGCACTCGCCGCGAACAGCAACGCGGACACCGCCACCAAGACGGCCGTGCAGAAGGTCGGGTCGGACCTCGCAGCCGTTCAGGTGGAAGTCACCGCCCTCGCCGACAACCTCACCACCGCGACGTCGCAACTCGCCGCCGAGAACGACGAGCTCGCCGACCGGATGACTGCCGCCGAAACGGCTCTCCGCGATGAGGCGACCGTCCGCGCTGCAGCCAACGCAGCGGAAGCGAAGACCCGTGCGGACGCCGACGCTGCGGAAGCACGCGCACGAGCTGACGCCGACACGGGGAACGCTGCACTCGCAGCCGCCGCGACGAAAGCAGAAGCCGACGCACGCAAGGCAGCGGACACGGCAGAGCAGACCGCCCGCGCCGCAGCGGACACGGCACTCGCAGCCCGCCTCGCCGCTCTCGAGAACAAGATGACCGGCGTCACGTCGGGCCGCAAGCAAGCGACCATCGTCACCCTCGCGTCCGGCGCCACACTCGACGTCCCCGTCGTCTTCGACGCTGCAGCCCCCGACGCCACCTACGTGCCCCTCGCGATCCTCAGCACCGACCAGTTCACACCCGCAGGGTTCAAGAACCAGACCGCCGCAGGCGTCACCGTCACCCTCCGAGCGAAGGCAGCGGTGACCCTGTCGTTGACGTTCACCGTCACGATCGTCGCTTTGAAGCTGTAGGAGGCTCCCGTGAGCATGGGTCACCGGCAACGTCGCACTGGCGCTGAGTGGGATGCCTTCAGCCGCTTCGGGCGCAAGTACCTCGCGTACCTGCAGCGCGCAGGTGTACGCAGCAGCATCAAGCGCGGTGCTCGACGTCGCGACCGGCACGAGGCGCGCGATGCGATCCGACGCTCAGCAGCCTGACGACATCAGCAGCCATCGCGTGCGTTCCAACCGGTGGCCGGCACCACTCACCCCGCACCCCCAGACAGTGGCCGAGATCAACCAGGCCATGAGCGAAGTGATCGAAGACAGGAGCTGACTCCATGAGCTTCCGCAACTGGATCGACCGCCACCTGTCACCGGTCGCACCTACGATCGAAGACGTGACCGAGTTCCCCGAAGCCCTCACCCCACGCCACCTCACGTCAGTAGTGATGGAAGAGGGTGACGGGCAGGTCATCGTCACGTTCGGCCTCGGTGCCGAGCTCACCGCTGGCGAGTACTTCGGGTACGCCGTCGACTACTACGGCCCCGACGGGACCGGCGGGAAACGCTTCGGCGTCCGCCTCTCAGAAACCGAGGTGAACGCGTACGTCTTCGACTGGCAGTCCGCCACCCAAGCGAACTACGAAGCCGACGCCGTGCACACCACCGACAACGCGATCGTCGCCAAATACCGGGACGCCAGCATCGGCCTCGACCAGGTTGGCACTATCAAAGCGTTCTCCCACATGGGCAGCGACGACACCGACACAGACGTACCCGTCACTATGCTCCGCTGACACCGAGGGGGGTGGGACATGCCCACCCGTGCACCCATGCGCTGCTCAGCCCTCGACTGCGACGAACTCGCCACCAACCGAGGACGGTGTGCTGGACACCAGCGGAAGCGGAAGAGCGGCGCACACCGCATCATCCCCGGAGACGGACGCAACACCGCACGGTGGCGCACAGAGTCAGCCCAGTACCTCCGCACCAACCCACGATGCAGAGTGTGCGACGGGCCAGCAACCGTCGTCGACCACATCACGGAGCTCGCCGACGGTGGAGCCATGTGGGACCACGGCAACTGGTCGCCCCTCTGCGGACCACATCACGACCACAAGACACGACAGGCAGCCCTGAAGAGGGCAACACGCCTCGCCTCCTTGAGACACCAAGACCGCAACACCGAAACTCTCGCCTCCCAAATCTGGAACCAACTGCCGTAGCGGGCGCAGCCACCTGACAGTGAGCTAACAACGCGGTAGACCAGACGACAGGGTGACCGAGAGACGGTGTGTGGGGTGTCCACCCGGGGGTAGGGGCGTCCACATCAGGCGGAATCCGCGGATAAGAGCGCCCGCCGGTGGCTCCCTCTTTCGCGTCTCACTACGGCTACTAGGGGGTCCTGATGCCTCGTGCTGCGAAGCCGGCTGCTCTGCGTCTCGTTGAGGGGCGTGGGAATGGTCGTGACAGTGGTGGTCGGAAGGTGGTGGATGCTCCGGCGTTCAAGCGTGTGCCTCCGTCGGCTCCTGAGTGGTTGTCGGATGAGGCGGTTGCTGAGTGGAACCGTGTGGTTCCGGAACTCACCCGTCTCGACATTGTGAAGGCGGAGGATCGGGCGGTTCTGGCGACGTACTGCGAGACGTGGTCGGAGTTCAAGGCTGCGACGTTGGCTCTGCAGGAGCATGGGTCGTTGACGATCGATGCGAAGCAGGGTGAGATCCCGCATCCGGCGGTTGCGATCAGGCGGAATGCGGGGCATCGGCTGCAGCTGCTGGCGCGGGAGTTTGGACTGACGCCGAGCTCGGAGCAGAGCTTGGCGAAGGAGTCCGACGATGGGGAAGACGACAACCCGTTCTGACGTCCTGGATGAGGCAACTCTCGAGGTGCTGAAGCTGTCTCCTGAGGTTGCCTGGTACTTGCAGGACCGGGGTTACCCGTTGCCGGAGATCCCCCCGAAGTTCAAGACGCCTGAGCCGCGTGAAGTTGAGGGTGCACAGTTCGACCCGGAGCGGGTCGACAAGGTGCTGAAGACGTTCCACCTGCTGCGGCACACGCAGGGGAAGTGGGCGGGCAAGCCGCTGGATCCTGACCCGTGGCAGATCGCGTACGTGATCGCCCCGGTGTTCGGGTGGGTGCAGTGGGATGAGGATGCGCTCGCGATGGTGCGGATCATCCGTGACGTCATGGTCGACGTGCCTCGAAAAAATGGCAAGAGTACCCTGGCGGGTGGCATCGCCGTGTACATGACTGGCGCTGACGGTGAGTCGGGCGGTCAGGTTGTGACGGCTGCTTCGACGGAGCGTCAGGCGGGGTTCGTGTTCGGGCCGATCAAGCAGCTGGTGGAGAAGACGCCGGCGCTTGCTGGTCGGTTCAAGGCGCACCAGAAGCGGATCGTGCACCCGAAGTCGGGGTCGTACATCGAGGTCATCTCGTCGGCTGCTGATGCGCAGCACGGCGCGAACTTGCACTGCTTCATCGTTGACGAGCTCCACGTGCACAAGTCACCGGACTTGGTTCGGACGCTCGAGACTGGTCGTGGTTCGCGGACGCAGCCGTTGGGTGTTCGGATCACGACGCCGGACGCGTCGAAGTCGGGGACGATCTACGACGAGACCCGGTTGTACATCGAGAAGCTGGCGGCGGGAACGATCGAGGATCACTCCTGGTACGGCGCCATCTGGGGGGCCGACGAGGATGACGACCCGTTCGCTCCGGAGACACAGCGGAAGGCGAACCCGGGGTACGGGATCAGCCCGTCCCGCAAGCAGCTCGAGAGCGCGGCGTTGAAGGCGAAGAACTCCCCTGCGGAGCTCGGCGACTACTTGCGTCTGCACCTCGGGATCCGCACGAAGCAGGAGTCGCGGTTCATCACCCTCGACTCGTGGGATCGGAACGCCGGCACGGTGGATGAGGCGAAGCTCGCTGGGCGGAAGGCGTTCGGCGGTTGGGACCTCGCGTCCGCGTCGGACCTCACCGCGTGGGTGCTGCTGTTCCCCGATGGGAACGGGTACGACGTCCTCGCGCGGTTCTGGATACCCGAGGGTGCCCTGGACGCGTTGAACAAGCGCACTGCGGGCAACGCATCAGCGTGGGTTCGGCAGGGGTTCCTGCGGACCACGCCGGGGAACGTCACGGACTACGCGTTCGTGCAGGCGCAGATCCAAGCGGACCTCGACCAGTTCGATGTCGTGTCGATCGGGTTCGACCCGTGGAACTCGACGCAGATGGTCAACAGCCTGCAGGACTCCGGGGTGAAGAACTTGGTGCGTGTGTACCAGGACTTCCGGCGCCTGTCGCCTCCGTTGAAGGAGCTGCAGCGTCTGCTGCTGACCGGCAGCGAGGAGAAGCCCCTGTTCCGGACGGGCGGGAACCCGGTGCTGCGGTGGAACGTCGACAACTTGTCGGTGGACATCGACGCGAACGGGAACGTGAAGCCGAACAAGGCGCACTCGATGGACAAGATCGATGGTGTCGCTGCGACGGTGAATGCCCTGTCGGAGGCGTTGGTCACGAAGCCGAAGAAGAAGAACCCGTACAACGATCCGGACGCGAGCGTGTTCGGCACCTCGGAGGTGGCGTGATGACTCGTGCAGCTGTCGTGGTCCTCCTCGAGATCCTTGGGGTGCTGCTCATCACTGCGGGTGTCGCGGCCGTGTACTGGCCGGCGGCGCTCGTTGTCGCGGGTGTGGCCCTGTTCCTGATCGCTTGGAGGATGACGTGAGCCTGTTCTTCAAGAAGTCGTCGGATCAGTCGAACGGTCAGATCCTCGCGGAGTTCCCGTCGTTGGGGACGCCGTGGCGGTACGACGGTCGTGCGATCGTCGCTGACCCGGGGATGCCGTTGTCGGAGTACGCGCAGTCGGCGTATGGGATCTGGCAGTCGCAGCCTTCGGTGCGGAAGGTCGTTGACTTCATCGCGTCGAACATCGCGTCGATTCCGATGAAGGTGTACCGCCGTCAGGGTGACACAGACCGGACGCGTGTCACGGAGGGGCCGCTCGCGGAGCTCATCAAGTCGCCGCAGCCGTTCCTGACGCAGTACCGGTTCTGGCACACGATGCTCTGCGATTTCCTGGTCTACGACCGGTTCATGGCGCAGCTGGTGCCGTCCGCTGACACGCGGGCTGGTGCTGTTCTGCAGCACTGGCCGGCGCAGTCGTGGCGGTTCACGTACACGGGTACGTCGCTGGTGGATGGGGTTGACCTGTTCGTCGGTGATGGGAAGCCGAAGCACATCGCGCTCAACGGGCTGATGTTCGACCGCGGGTACGGGTCGGGGAACGGCACTCCCCCGATCGAGACGTTGCGGCACATCCTCGAGGAGCACACGGAGTCGGTGAAGTACCGGCGTGCGATCTGGAAGAAGGGCGCCCGGTTCCCGGCCGTCGTAACCCAGGCCGCGGTGGACGGCGTCGAAGGACTCAACGGGGCTGCAATGACCCGGCTTGAGCAGGAGATGTCGAACTGGGCCGACGGTGGCGGCAGTGAGGGCAAGATGCCCGTCCTGCCGATCGGCGCAGACGTCAAGAAGGTCGACATCTTCTCGCCGAAGGACATGCAGGAGGTTGAGGGGCGCACCCTCACCGACATCGAGGTCGCTTCGGCGTACCACGTGCCTCCCGAGATGATCGGTGCACGGCAGGGGAACTACTCCAACATGGAGGCGTTCCGCCAGTCGCTGTACCGCGACGCTCTGGGCGCGACGATCGTGCAGTTCGAGCAGGCGTTCAACGCGCACATCACTCCGCTCCTCAACGGTGGCGACGAGTCGATGTACGCGGAGTTCGACCTGGGCGTGAAGCTGCGCGGTTCGTTCGAGGAGCGTGCGGCGATCACGTCCGCGGCGACTGGTGGTCCGTGGCTGACGATCAACGAGGCGCGGGCGATGGACAACCGGCCGGCGATCGAGGGCGGCGACGAGATCATCACCCCGTTGAACGTGGTCCGTGGTGGTGGTCCGCAGGCGTCCCCGGCTGACGCGACCCCGGAGGTGGCGAAGGCGTACGACCTGCTCCGCAGCAAGGGGCTGGATCCGAAGCAGGCGATGGAAGTGCTCTGGGCGACCGGGCAGTTGGAGGCAAGCGCATGAAGACGAAGAGCTTCAACGCCAACGTGAAGGCCGTCGGTACCGCTGACGGTCTCGGCGACGGGCAGTTCACGGCGCTCGTCGCAGTGTTCGGGAACAAGGACCACGGCGGCGACGTCATCGTCCCTGGTGCGTTCGCTGAGTCGCTGCAGGACTGGGCGGCGTCTGGTGACGCGATCCCCGCGATCTGGTCGCACCAGTGGGCGGATCCGTTCGCGCACATCGGGTGGAGCCTGTCGGCTGCGGAGACCGCTGACGGTCTCCTCGTGACCGCGCAGCTGGACCTCGAGAACCCGACAGCGCTGCAGACGTACAAGCTGCTGAAGCAGCGTCGGGTGAAGGAGTTCTCCTTCGGGTACGACGTCGTCGATGGTGGCTACGTCACGCAGGACGAGGACGAGTTCTTCGAGCTCCGGAAGCTGAACCTGATCGAGTTCGGCCCGACGCTGAAGGGCATGAACCCGGAGACGCAGCTGCTCGGGACGAAGTCCGACGAGGACATCCGCCGCATCGTGCGTGAAGAACTCGAAGCGGACAAGGAGCCGCCGGGTGACCCCCGGTTCGCCCAGGGCGGCGTCATCCCGATTGGCGACGAGGGGCTAACCCCGCCGCCCACCGAATCTTCCGGCGCCCCGCCGGAAAGCTCACCTCCCCAGGATGGGGAACCGTCAGGCCCGTCGAAATCGGCGGGCCTTACTCATGCCCAAGTGGCGGCCTGGGCGACCGCAGCAGAACTGATCCTGATGGAGGAACGATGAAGACGCTCCGAGAGAAGCTCGCGGCCGTCCTGGCCGAAGCGAAGAGCATCGCCGACCTGGCGAAGTCCGAGGACCGTGAGTTCACGGCGGACGAGATCACCAAGATCGGTGAGCTGAAGTCGCAGGCCGACGAGCTCACCGTGCAGGTGAAGGCCGCGGACGACGCGCAGTCGAACATGAAGACGCTCCTCGCGTCCACGTCGTCGGCGAAGTCCGACGAGGAGCCGAAGCCGGCCGACGAGCAGCCCGAGGGCTTCAAGTCGTTCGGTGAGGCGTACACGGACTCGGCGCCGTACCAGCAGCTCATCAAGTCGAACCCGGGTGGGTTCGGTGAGGGTTCGCTGATCCAGCTGCCGAAGGTCACCGTCGGGGCGAAGGGTCGCGGTCTGAAGGCAGACCCGAACCCCCTGTCGGTCGCCGTGGGCCGTCTGCAGCCGACACGTCTGCCGCAGGTGGACCTGACGTACCAGCGTCCCCTGAGGCTGCTCGACCTGATCTCCATCGGGTCGATCACCGGCAACAGCTTCGACTACGTGCAGATCACCTCGGTGCTCCGCAACGCGGGCATCGTCAAGGACGAGATTCTGCCCGGTGACCCGGCGTCCGCGCTGAAGCCGCTGTCGGACCTGTCGACGAACCTCGCGACCGGCAAGGTTTTCACCTACGCCGACGGTTACACCGTCACGAACGAACTCCTCGCCGACGCGGGTGCGTTCGCCTCCTACCTGGACGGGCAGCTGGCGTACAACATCAAGGCCGTCATCGAGAACTACCTCGTGAACGGTACGGGCGCGTCGGGTCAGCCGACCGGCATCCTGAACACGACCGGCATCCAGCAGATCGCGACGGCCGGCACCGACCCGGTGCAGATCCCGACGTCGATCCGCAAGGCCCTCACCGCCCTCGACGAGGTCGGCGCTCAGGTCACCGGCATCGTCCTCAACCCGGCTGACGCTGAAGTGCTGGACCTGATGCAGGACGGGAACCAGCGCTTCTTCGGTGCTGGTCCGTTCGGTGCTGGTCCACGCACCCTGTGGGGCCGTCCGTACGTCACCACGCAGGCGATCCCCGAGGGCACTGCCCTCGTCGGTGACCTGTCGACGATCAACGTCCTCGAGCGTGAGGCGCTGTCCGTGGTCGCGTTCAACCAGCACGCCGACTACGCACGACGCAACCTCGTGTACGTGCGTGCGGAGCTCCGTGCCGCCCAGGTCATCTACAAGCCGGCGCACCTCGCCCTCGTCGACCTCGGTACCACGGGCGCCTGATGACGGACGGCATGGTCGTCATTAACGGGATCAGGTACCGGATCGAGGACGCGAACCGTCTCGGTCTGGTGCACAACAAGGCACGCGGTGTGGAGGAGGCAGGACGTGACTCTGCAGGAGACGACGCTGCCCCCGCTGGCCGATCCAGCCGATCTCGCGGCAAGGCTCGGCAAACCGGCGAGTGACCCTGGGATCGCTCTGGCGCTGCAGATGGCGTCGGAGCGGTTCCGGGGTCAGACCCGCAACCCCATCAGCCTCGTCGAGGACGACACGATCGTTCTCGACGGGGCGGGGACGCGGGTGCTCCGCCTTCCGGTGTGGCCGGTTGTGTCCGTCGCGAGCCTGACGGTGGCGGGGCAGACAGTGACAGACCCTGAGTGGTCTGCGGCTGGTCTGCTCCGCCTCCCCGCGCGGTTCCCCGACGTGTGGCGGTCGATCGAGGTCGTGTACACGCACGGCTTCGACGTCACCCCGGGGGACGTGCAGGAAGTGGTCCTGGACCAGGCTGCGTCGATCTCCGAAGCGTCGCCGTGGCTGTCGCAGTTCACGTCGGGGCAGGAGCAGGTGGCGATGGCTGCCGCGGCAACGGTCGGGACGACGTCGCAGTGGGCTCGAGCGGTTGGTCGGTACCGCATCGGCGGTGACCACTGGTGATCCTCGCGAACATGCTGCACCGGGACACGGTCACCGTGAAGCGCACCACCGAGGGTGTCCCGGACGAGGACGGCGTCCCCACAAAGACGGTCATCAACGAGGTCATCGATGGCTGCAACGTGCAGCCGGTGGGGACGAAGGAATCCCTCGGGCAGAACGACATCGTCACCTCACGGTGGATGGTGTCGACCCGTGAACCGCAGGACTGGATCCAGGCCGCAGACACGGTCATCTGGCGCGGCCAGACGTACTACGTCGATGGCCGGCCGCAGACGTACTGGAACGTGCTCCCGCACACGGAGTTCGTGATCACCGAGACGAAGGGCTGACGGATGTCGGACAAGATCAGCGTGAACGGCAACGAGTACCGGCTCGAGGACGCGGTGCGTCTGGGGCTGGTGGAGCCGAAGCACACCCCTGATGTGGGCGTGGTCCCGTCGGAGGTGTGGACGGTCCCGGAGATCGAGGTGTGGGCTGACGCTCACGGCATCGATCTGGCGGGGGCGAAGACGAAGGCGGAGAAGCTGGCTGTCATCGCGGACTTCGAGTACGCGGCACCCAGCTGATGCCGAAGGTCGTCATCGGCCGGGGGATCATCGATCAGGCGGTCCGGAATCCCGTGGTGCGGAAGGCGATGCGGGACAAGGCGGACCGGATCTTGCCGCGTGCTCAACGGTTGGCGTACTCGGCTGGTGCGAAGCAGTTCGGTGACTCGCTCCGTGTGGAGGAGGGTACTCGTCCTGGCACGAAGGCGAACGGCGGGTACAAGCGTCCGTTCGCTCGTGTGATCGCGACGTCTGCTGATGCGACGCAGGTGGAGCACGGCGACGTTGGGGTGTCGAAGCAGGCGATCCTGCGGAGAGCGATGGGCGCATGAACGTGTACGGGGTGTGGCCCAACGTGGAGCGTGTGCTCCTCGCCTACTTGAAGCAGGAGACGGGCGCTGCGACGTACACGGAGACCCCGTCGAACCTCGAGACCGTCTCGCCGTGCATCGTCGTGGAGCGGATCCCTGGCGGGTTCGGCCGCGACTACGAGAAGACGTTCCACGTCGACCTGGCGGTGTTCGCGAAGACCCGCGGCGCCGTGTGGGACCTCGTGCAGAAAGTCGAAGTCGCGATGGTCCTCTGCAACCTGTTCGACCAGGTCCGCGAGTCCGACTCGTTCGGGAACGTCGCGTACTCGAATGCGGCGCTGCGTCGTGCTGTCGGCACGTACGAGCTCGACGCGCGCCCCCAATAGGCCGCTCACCAACACTCATCATCCATTCAGCCGTCCGCACGTCGGGCGGCTTTGTCGTTCAAGGAGAACGCATGCCTGACGTGATTGGCCAGCTGGCCAACGACAACCGCAACGTCCACAAGTGGGGCACCACCATCCTCGCGATCGCTGACTACTCCACTGCCATCCCCGAAGCGTTCTTCGCCACTGACGGGAAGCCGATCGCTCTGCCCACCGGCTACAAGAACATGGGCTACATCACCACCGACGGCATCTCGCACTCGTACGACGTGTCGTCGGACGAGACGAACATGCTGCAGACCACGCAGTCGGTCCGGTCGGACGTCACGTCGGAGACGCACACCTTCCAGGTGGCGTTCGGTGAGACGAACGGGTGGACGAAGGCGCTGGCGTACAAGCAGCCCGTGTCGGAGTGGCCGTCGGACAAGAACGCGGCGTGGATCTACGACGAGACGTCGGG